ATTCAGACGTAAGAGCAAAACGACTTGCGGGGGCAGGAGCGGCTTCTACAGGTCGTGCGCGTCTCCGTCAGGTTCAAGTTTTAACGGGCGGCGGCGCGGGAAGACTTACGCTAACAGACGGAAACGGCGGGGCGACCGTGGTTGATTTAGACTTTACACAATCTCAAACTCATTCGGTAAACATTCCGGACGAGGGGGTTTTGTTTACGTCGGATATCCATGTGAGCGTTGCAACTAATGTCACGGCATTAACTATATTCTTTAGTTAGGGCTGATCATGGCTTCTAAGCGCGACGACAAGATGCCTAAGCGCAATAAAAAGAATTTCCGCCCTACGAAAAAAGGGGCGGGAATGACAGAAGCTGGCGTAAAAGAATATAGAAAGAAAAACCCCGGTTCCAAGTTAAAAACAGCGGTAACGGGAAAAGTAAAAAAAGGCAGCAAGGATGCAAAGAGACGTAAATCTTTCTGCGCCCGTTCTGCGGGTCAGATGAAAAAGTTCCCTAAAGCGGCGAAAGATCCAAATAGTCGTTTGCGGCAAGCTAGGAAGCGTTGGAAATGTTAGAACGTCCGTTACTGGTTATTGTTTTGTCTACAAGTTTAGGTCTTATTGGGGCGGTATCCTACGCGTGGGCGAGTTGGACAACGGAAACTCTTATATCTGTGGACAAGCGCACCGAAGTAATGGCGACTCAGATTGAATACATAAAACTAGAGATGGAGAAAGCCTATGGCGGCAATGTCCAAGCGTACAAAGCAGAATAAAACCCCCAAGGGTTTAACCTACTTTCGAAAAGGTGGGGAGGCTTCATCAAAAAGCAAAGGAAGTAAGATCTGTCCAAAGGGTAAGGCTTGGGCGAAGCGCACGTTTGATACATATCCATCAGCATACGCTAATATGGCTGCATCTAAATATTGTAAGGATCCGAATTATGCTAAGAAGTCTAAGGGAAAAGCTTAAATGGGCGAGCTTAAAAAATGGCGTGATCAGAATTGGGTTAGGATTAACTCAAGCGGTGAGATCGCTGGCAAATGCGGTACGTCTAAGGATAAAAAAAACCCTGATCGCTGTCTTCCTGCGTCCAAAGCAAGATCTCTCTCCAAAAGCGAAAGAAGATCCACCGCTGCAAAGAAAAAGCGTGAAGGTGCAAAAGGCAAAACCGTCGTCAAAAACACAAAAGCCGCAGAAGTCCAAAACGCAAGATTCGGCGGCGAAATCTCGCACCAAAACGCTAAAAGGAAAAGCCCGCGCCCGAAAAACGGGAAAGTAGTAGCAAGAGGATGCGGGAAAGTGCTTTCCAATCGACGTAAGTTTACGTCGGGGTCCGTGAGTACGTGATGCGCGTTGAGTTTTTTGAACCTAAGCTTGAACAAGGAATTGTCCACGAAATACTTCAGTGGTCTAAGGACGTTTTAGAAACGAATAGTTCTTTTTTTGGAGGGTTGCCTCCGTGTCCTTATGCGCAAAAGGCTTGGGCAGACCACAAAGTATCTATAATGTTCAAGTACGAACCTAGCTTTCAGGTTTTGTATACGTCCATTTCTCAGTTTGACGATAACTTTGATCTTAACATAATTGTGGATATTAACTATGAGCAAGATCCAGAAAATTTTCACGAATATTTGCATAATCTCAATGGGTGCATTGCTGACGGGATGTTCATTGATAGAGATATTTGGTTGATGGGTTTTCACCCACATGATGAGCCAAATGATTTTGTTGCGGAACCCTCTGAAACTTTTGAACCTGTTGTGGATCAAGAATATGCTATGATATTTGTACAACGGTTAAGTAAGTTGCAAGAAAGCGCAGACAAACTTGCAAAAAGAGGCTATTATAAGCCTTACGAAGAAGATTACAACGCCAAGGAACTATTTGAACACAGACATCAACTGTATAGGAGACTTAGAAATGGCAATGCGTCCTAAAAAGAAAATGCGGGCTGGCGGCATGGTTAAGAAGATGCGCGGCGGTGGAATGGTTAAGAAGATGCGCGGTGGTGGTATGGTTAAGAAGATGCGCAAAGGCGGAATGGTAAAGAAGAAGTAAAATGGCGGTATCTGGAAGCACAGATTTTGAGCTTGACGTAGCCGAATACGTTGAAGAAGCCTTTGAGCGTTGTGGGATTGAGGTTCGTACTGGTTACGACCTCAAATCGGCAAAACGTTCTTTAAACCTGTTGCTTGCAGATTGGGCCAACCGTGGGTTAAACCAGTGGACCATCAAACAGAGGTCTGTGACACTTGTTGTTGGGGATGGAGAGTACGATTTAGGGACGGATGTTATTGATATTTTGTCTGTGGTTTTAAGACGAGATGGAACGGATTATTCTTTAGAACGTTTAAGCCGCGATGAGTTTTTAACCATTCCGACTAAAACTACGCAAGGACGACCTAATCAGTTCTTCTTAGACCGTCAACTTACTCCAAACCTTAAAATTTGGCCGACTCCTGAAAACACGACGGATACCGTAATCTACGATGCATTAACACGAATGAATGATGCTGATATATTTACCAATACAATGGACATGCCCTTTAGGTTTTACCCCTGTTTAGCAGCGGGTTTGGCTTATTACATCTCTTTAAAACGGGCTCCAAATAGAACAGAATTATTAAAAGCCGTTTACGAAGAAGAGTTTGAAAGGGCCGCTACGGAAGATCGTGATCGTTCCTCCTTTAATGTAGTTCCAAACTATGAATCCTACAGGACGGGTTGATGACTAAGTTTGCTTCAGGAAAACACGCTTTTGCTATTTCTGATCGTAGTGGTCAGAGATATTTGTATCGTGTGATGAAGCGTGAATGGAATGGATTGTTGGTTGGCCCGGATGAATATGAGCCAAAGCATCCTCAATTAGGGCCATTTAGAAAAGTAAATGATCCACAAGCTTTGAAAAATGCTCGTCCAGAACCCAACCTTGTTCAAGAACGTGCAGTTCAACACGGCTTTGCCCCAGTCGGCTTTGCTAATATACCGGGTGTGTCGCCTGATAATCTCTTAGCCCCCTTTGCTTTGGTGGGAACAGTGACGGTGGTAATAACATGAGCTTTACACTTTCTACGCTTACCCAAGCCATAAAAGATTTTACTGAAAACACAGAATCGTCGTTTGTAGCAAATATAAACACTTTTATTAAGTTGTCGGAAGAGCGCATTCTTAAATCCGTACAGCTTGATTTGTTTAGAAAGAACGTTGCAGGATCTACGGCGGCTTCCAACAAATACTTAGCGCGACCCACTGATTTTTTAGCGCCTTTTTCACTTTCCGTAGAGGTAAGTGGGAAGAAAGAGTTTGTTGAATTTAAAGATGTTAGTTTTGTTCAAACGTTTAACCCGGATGCAACCGTCACGGGCACTCCACTGTATTATTCTGTGTTTGACGTAAATAATTTTATTTTAGGCCCAACTCCAAATGCAGCTTTAAACGCGGAGTTACATTACTTTTATAGGCCTACCAGCTTAGTGGATGATTCCAGCGGGACCACATGGCTAAGTGAAAACGCGGAGCTTACTCTTCTTTATGGGTGTTTAATTGAAGCATACTTGTTTATGAAGGGAGAGCAGGATGTTATGGCGATGTATGATAAGCGCTTTCAAGAAAGTTTGGTTGGATTAAAATTGTTGGGCGAGGCAAAAGAAACTACGCAAGATTATCGTGTTGGACGCGTAATCATACCAAAACAATAGGATTAAAACATGGCTATTTCTCAAACAACATGTACGTCTTTTAAGCTTCAGCTTTTAAAGGCAGAGCATGACTTTGATGCGCATACGTTTAAGATAGCTTTGTATTCTAGCACGGCATCCTTGGGTGCGGATACTACTGTGTATAGTACATCCAACGAAATTACTAACACAACTGGAACGGCATATACTGCGGGGGGCAAGCCGTTGACAGTGACATCTACATTTCCAAAGACCTCTGGCACTACCGCTATTGTGGACTTTGATAATATTTCATGGACTGACGCAAGCTTTACAGCAAGGGGTGCGCTGATCTATAACGCAAGTGCTTCTAATAAATCGGTTGCTGTGTTAGACTTTGGAAGCGACAGGGTTGCTAGTGATAGTACCTTTGAAATACAATTCCCCGTAGCGGATGCCACATCTGCTATAATTCGCATAGCATGATAGGAGTTATCTAAATGGCGAGCTTTAACAAAGTAAACGATTTTGTGGTAAACGCAGTCCACAATATGGATCTAGCAAGCGATCAGCTTGCGGTGGCCTTAACAAATACTGCACCGGGAAGTGAATCAAGCAATCCAACCGCAGATGGTAATGGTATTGTTGGTAATCTTACACAGATTAGCTACAGCAATGTGTCTACTCGCAACCTGACTACAAGTTCATCATCACAGTCTGGCGGTGTGTATAAGCTGGTTGTAGCAGATCTTACGCTCACTGCCTCTGGTACTGTTGGCCCATTCCGTTACATCTATATCTTTGATGATACGGTTTCTTCTCCAGCAGACCCAATCATTGGGTACTATGATTATGGCACCTCATTGACGCTGAACAACGGTGATACTTTCACCTTAGACTTCAGCCCAAGCAACGGTGTCATCCAACTAACATAAGGCAGTATCATGGCGAAGCTCTTTAACAGAGCCAAGATGACAACCAGTACCACGGGTACTGGCACAATCACACTTGGCAGTGCGTCTACGGGGTTTCAGAGTTTCGCGGATGCTGGGGTTAGTAACGGTGACGTAGTACAGTACGTCATCGAAGAACTTTCTAACTTTGAAATAGGGACTGGTACATACACCGCTTCTGGCACAACCCTTACAAGGACTGTGCAGGAGAGTTCAAACTCAGATAACGCTATCAGCCTCGCGGGGAATGCTGTTGTCTTTATCAGTGCGGTAGCCAGTGACCTAAATATCTTGCAGAACGCAGGGTCTACGAAGGTTGCCGCAACATCTTCTGGTGCCACGGTTACGGGTAACTTGGCAGTTACGGGCACCGTAGATGGACGCGATATTGCAACTGACGGTACGAAGCTAGATACCGTAGAAACAAATGCTGACGTAACAGATAGCTCAAATGTAGGATCTTCTCTTACAGGTTTTGCTACGGGCACAGATGCAGGTTCCTCTGATCTTATTCCTGTTTACGATGTAAGTGCATCTGCTTGGGAAAAGCAGACTATCGCCAATGCAGCGTTGCAAGGACCGACTGGCCCTACTGGCCCCACGGGACCAACTGGCCCGACAGGGCCAAACGGACCGACTGGCCCTACTGGACCCCAAGGTCAAAAAGGTCAGAAGGGCGAGGTTGGTTCAACGGGTCCGACTGGGCCTACAGGTGGGACTGGCCCAACTGGTCCACAAGGTCAAAAGGGCCAGAAGGGCGAGGTCGGGAATACTGGTGGAACAGGTCCAACAGGCCCCACAGGACCGACTGGTCAAAAAGGACAGAAGGGTGAAGTGGGGAACACTGGGGGAACTGGCCCCACAGGACCGACTGGCCCTACAGGAAACACGGGCGGCACAGGCCCAACGGGTCCACAGGGGCAAAAGGGACAGAAGGGTCAAAAAGGACAGACGGGTTCTACTGGCCCAACGGGTAACACGGGTCCAACAGGGCCAACGGGATCTCAAGGCCCAACAGGTCCGACAGGAAGTACAGGTGGTACAGGGCCTACAGGTCAGAAGGGTCAAAAGGGTGAGGTTGGTAGCACAGGTGGAACAGGGCCTACAGGGCCTACAGGGCCTACTGGTTCTACGGGAGGCACAGGACCACAGGGACAAAAAGGTCAAAAAGGAGAAGTAGGGGGTACAGGTGGCACTGGACCAACGGGACCAACAGGCCCACAAGGGCAGAAGGGTCAAAAAGGTCAAACAGGATCGGGTGGCAGCACGGGTCCAACAGGCCCAACGGGTCCAAATGGACCGACAGGATCGGGTGGCCCCACGGGACCAACGGGACCAACGGGATCGACAGGTTCCACAGGACCGACTGGGCCAAGTGGAGATCCTTTTGGTGGTGGCACGTTTACAGGAAACATATCTCTTGGCAGTAATAATATTTCTCAGGTTGAGGATATTTATCTTAATGACAAGATTTATCATTATAACGATACCGCTACATATATGCAGTTTCATAATGATGGTCAGTGGCGAGTGCGGGTCGCCGCGAACGAGCGGCTAGAGGTTAAAAACACATCACCGCATGTTTTGGTTTCTGGGGATTTGGAAGTTACTGGTAGTATAACAGGTGCAGCTTCTCCTTCGCTTACTCCTACGCTTTCAGGTAACTCAACCGTGGGAATGTTTTCTGCTTCTGGCTACACTATAACAGTATCAAATTATTCAAGTTATACTGATCCTATTTTTTTCTATGTGCTAGATGATGGTTCTAGCAACGTCGCTCAAGGTTCATGGGGTGCGGCTAGTCATGCGATACCGCAAACGGAACTTCCCGCTGGCACCTTTAATATAAGAGTTATAGCCTTAGATGTAGGTAAGGCAGCATCCGCGCAAGCAAGTAAATCAGTAACCGCCGCTAGTGTTACGGCGAGGTATTGGAGAATGGGCGTAACCGCAGGCGGTAGTGGTAATGAGGGTGTTGCAGAATGGCGGTTGTTCTCAGGTGCGGGTCAAAGTGGCAGTGACTGGACACCATCAAGTATTACCGCAACACATACATATAATTCTACTTACGGGCCAGCTAAAGGCCGTGATGGTAGTACCACTAGTATGTGGTGGACGATAGGGGCTACATCAGGAAGCCGCCAGTATTTAATTTATGACTTTGGGCAAGCCAGAGCGGTTCAAAGCACATCTATTGCAAGTTTTGGTACAAACAGTCCTCCCGATACTTACGCACCGGGTGCAAGTGGTACAGATGTTAGTATTGAAAGCAGCACTGATAACAGCAATTGGACCATGCAAGTAAATGATCTTAACGCACAAGATACATATAACGCAGATCCCAGCGCTTACATTGGATATATTTACAGAGGTTAATTATGTCAAAGCAAGAAGTTATTAATTTTTGGTTAAATGGTTGCTCTGATGAAAACGTTGTATCGGCGGCAGAAGTTTTAATCGGAGATGAGTTTGACGAACAAGGATCTACGAATTTAATAGATTTTAATATGCCGCCTAGTTCCATAATAACACTAGAAGATCGTTCGTCTGATTATTCTCCACCTACAAACCAAGACCTAGAAAACAAAAGGGCACAAGAGCAAGATAGCAAGAGGGATAAATTGCTTCAAGAAAGTGATTATACACAACTGCCTGATGTTCCCTTGACTAACGAAAAGAGATCGGAGTGGGCAACTTATAGGGAAAGTTTGCGTAATATATCGGACCAATCAAGCTATCCCGACAGCGTAACATGGCCCACTAAGCCATCGTAAATTTATCTTGGGAGGGATAATGCGTCAAAATTGGCAAATGTGGTCTGGCGGTATGTCGGACGAGGACTTGTTAATAATATTTTTAGAAGCAGCTAAAGCTAACAAGCAACCTGCAACAACCTTTAACAATGCAGACACAAGCGTAAGGTCGAGCGATGTTGCTTGGTTGAGCGGCAATGATGCTGTTCAAGATATCCTTTGGAAATATGTTAAGGCGGCAAACGAAAACGCCTTTCATTTTCAAGTGGAAAATATATGTGACATTCAGTTTACAGAATATCACGCTACTAAAGGTGGTCATTACGATTGGCACATAGATGTAAATTGGGATGGCAACGAGGCGAGAGATAGAAAGTTAAGCGTTACGGTTCAGCTTTCAGATACAAGCGAATATGAGGGCGGCGGCTTTGAATTTATAGAATGTCAAACGCCCGATGCTTCTTCCCGTCTCAAGGGAACTGTTCTAGTTTTCCCAAGCTATTTGCAGCATAGAGTTTTGCCTATCACAAGCGGCACAAGGAAAAGCCTTGTTGCTTGGTTTGAAGGCCCAAGGTGGCAATAGTATACCAGATTTCTCTGCATGGATCTGCGTATGATGCACGGGGAAAAGACTGGAGTACTGTAGAGGAAGAGACGGGCTGTGTTAGAAATACACAGTGGCGTGATCCAATACTCGACAGGCCCCTGTTAGTTACGGAGTTTGGTTGCGCTGTTAGCCATCTTAGGGTTTGGGAAAAGATAGCCGCCTCTAACCGCAATGGAATAATCCTTGAAGAAGATGCGGTTTACGACAGCATTGACCCAAGTGCTGTAGACGCCCTATTGAAAGAGCATGACAGCGTTTGGTTGGGATACCGCCTTAATACTCTTGGCTATTGGTATAATTGTCATGCTTACGCTATTAGACCAGAAACCGCCAAGAGATTGATAGAAGGCTACAAGGATGCTATTATCCCTGTAGATGAGTGGGTGCCTGCCAAGCTAAAAGTTCAATCGAACTTTTTCTTTACACCAGAGGTGGTCAAGCAGATACCTAGAGAAGTTAGACCAAGCACGATTGAGGGGGAATCAATGCAGGTACATGTACTAACAGTTGGAACAGATCAAAGTAAAATGTGGGCTTTAGAACAGTCTGCAAAAGAGTACGGGATAACGTACTTAAATCTGGGTCGCCAAGTTACTTGGGCGGGGGGCACAATGGAAGCTCAGGGTGGCGGTCAGAAGATTAACCTTGTACGCAACCACCTTGAATCCCTGCATGATGGGGATGTTGTGATGTTTGTGGATGGGTATGATGTTATCATAAACGATACACTGCCTACTATCCTAGAGAGATATGAGGACATGGGTGCGGATATCATATTCGCAGCGGAAAAGAATTGTTGGCCTGATCCGACAATGGCGTCACAATTTCCTTTGTCAACACTCTACAGGTATTTGAACAGTGGTGTTTACATAGGCAAGGTGGGTGCGCTTAAAAAGTTTCTTAATGAGGCAGTGCCCAATGATTCTGATGACCAACTATGGATGCAAAAAAGATTTTTATCATCTGACTGGCAATCTACGGCTTCTGCCAATTTAGATTACGAAGGATACATCTTTCAATGTGATGACGATATTGAGATTATCAATGGTCAACTATCAAACGGCATGTGTTGCCCATGTATTTATCATGGGAATGGTGGAGATGACGCTAAGGTAAGATTTAAAAATCTTGCAGATAAATTTGGGTATGTAGAAGAGGCAGAGGTATTATCTCCAGAGTACCATAAAGATCTTGAGTACGAAGAGGTTGCATCAGAAATACTGGTAGCTGAATTTATGTCAGAGGCTCAGTGCCAGCGATACATTGAAGCATCAGAAAGGCTTGGTCGGTGGGGTGAGCTTGATGGGGATAAATTCCCAGCGCAAGAGATAAGGCTCAAAGAACTAGGTCTGTGGGACGAGATATCAGAACAATGGGCAGATAAGCTTAGTAAGATATGCGAGAGGCATTGGCACCCAGAAGCGTACCTTGGCTTGCGAGATGCGTTTACTATGCGTTATTCTATGGAAACACAGACAGAACTAGGGCTTCATACAGATGCGTCTTTGTTCACGGGCAGCGTAAAGCTCAACGACAATTACGCTGGTGCGGAGCTTGTTTTTCCTAGACAAGAGTTTACAAACAAGGATGTTAAAGTTGGGCAGTGCATTTTGTTTCCGTCTATGGTAACACATGGACATAAGGTTCTGCCTTTGCGTGGGGGAAAGAAGTATAGCTTGACCATGTGGACCTGTCGATATGAGGGTGACTCAAACTAAAAACAATGTTAGTTTCTTGCTATGTTAGGTTACAGCCCCATAGCAGGTTCTGCACTCGCGTCTTCTGGACATGAGATTATTATTGTCAGCCTAGATCATGGATCTTTTGCAGCAACAGGACAGGCGGCAGGGACTAATATAGCCATAAGTGATGGCTTTGGGGCAGGCAGTTTTGCGTCTACAGGTCAGGCTTTAGATATCCTTGTAACAAACCGCATCACTATGGATGTGGGATCTTTCTCTGTAACAGGGCAAGATGTTGGAATTGGCCTTAACGAAGTTCTAGATCACGGTAGCTTCTCTGCAACAGGGCAGAATGTTACATTTGATTTAGGCTTTGGACTTCCCGGCGGTGCGGAAGTAGGAACCTTTGCCCTTACAGGTCAGGCTTTCTCTCCCGCACTAGATGTAAGTGCAATCTTAGATCAGGGCAGCTTTGCTGTAACAGGTCAAGCCGCGTCTGGTCTTGTAGGTGAAATCTTTGAAACGGGTGGTTTCAACCTAACAGGGCAAACATCTGACCTTAAAAAAGCAATGCGACTGACTGCGGATCACGGTAGCTTTGCAGCTTCTGGTCAGGCAATAGCTTTTGGTGTGCAGGTAAGTGCTATACTGGATCAGGGTTCCTTTGCGCTTACAATGCAGAATGTGGACACCAAGGTATCAAGAGTTCTGGGCTTTGGTTCCTTTGCACTGACGGGTCAAGATACGGGAACTGTAATTGCCTTGCGGGAACAGCCCGACAGGGGATCATTTGCGGTTACTGGGCAAGCAGTAGGTACACCGATTGCAATGCGTGAAGAGTTGGCGCATGGAAGCTTTGCTGCAAACGGACAAAACTTAAACTTCCAGAAATCTATGAACGCAGAAGCGGGAAGCTTTGCACTGACAGGCTTCACGGCAAACAGAAAGATAAGCGAAGCACTAGACCACGGTTCATTTGCGCTTACGGGCCAAGCAATAAACTTTAAAAAGACTGCCAATCTTGAGGTTGGAAGC